TATTCACACCTAGTCTTGTTATTATACTATCTAATTCATGAAAATTCAAGTTTTCAGACTCATCAACCAAGACTATACTATTATCTATGGTAGTTCCACGAATGAAACTTGTAGACCAGAATGATATAGTATCCTGTGCTTTTAGATTGCCATACAACATTTCAAATGATGCATCATCAGGCATCTCAAACATATAACGTACCATGTTCTTATATGGTATCTGATATAAGTTTGCCTTGTCCTCATGATCGCCAGGTAAGAAACCAATCTCTCTAGTAGGAACTAATGACCTTACAATATACAGTTTAGCATAAGGAGTCTTTTCGTCAAGAATATCCTTTAGTGCGAGATAGATGGTAATAAATGACTTACCAGTACCAGCACACCCAAATAAAAACATATTCTTCTTCTTACTCCATGCATCAAAGACTTTCTCTTGTGATGGTGTAAGAGGCTTAATATCTAATAGATGGGTAGAGTGGATAGGTTTTCTTCTCATTTGTCTAGTGGATAATCCAACCAATGTTGGTTGCTTCTTGCTTTTTACAGGCATACTTAAATTTTGTCGAATTTAGCGTAAGGATGATGCTTCTTCACATTATTCAAACGATCCTTGAAGCCCTGAGGAAGTTTGTTTTGATAATCACCCACCTCACTGATAGCAGACATAGTGCCTGCTTGCCAGTTTTTCTCCCATTCGGGATTGTCGGCTCTCCATTGCTCATATTGAGCAACAGTCATGGTGAATTCTTTCTCCTCACCTGTATCATAGTTTTTTACAGCATAATTTGGCATTACTTATACTCCCAATTCAAAGCGTTAGTACAGATAGGAAACTGTCGTTTAAAGATCTCACGAATTGCAGCAACAACATCCATATGCTCTTTCTGTGTACCGTGTGCAGACCTTAAATCTATATAGTGGATCCATGACCGAACACTACCTGTCATATACAAACGAGTAGGTGTTGCTAACGGGAGAACAAATCTCGCACACTCCTTCGCAATACCTGCAGCGAGGAGTTCATTGTAGAGATCCATCGACTCAACGAAGTGTTCAGCAATCTTCTCTTGGTAGTCCTTCTTCTTATTCTTGGGGATATCATCTATCGAATTTTGTCTATTTTTCAAATCCTGACTTCTAAGATCAGGTACTGGGATTTCATCTGCTAAGAGATTTGTATCAGCATACCTTTGACTAAACTCTTGAAAGGTAAATGATCTATGTCTTAGTATTTGTGCAGCAAGACCTCTAGTGGTCTCTATCTCCACAGTCATATGTGCTTGCTCAAAAACGGACCAATGACCGTGCTTTATGCAATAACCTAGTAAACCAGCTACTGCTGGATTCGACTGATTGTTGGGATTGCTCACTCTCGCCACGTATCCCATCGTCGTTTCTGCGTCGGGAGTTACGCTTATCAATTTTACGTTCATGCTTTAAAGTCTTTTTAATCATTTTAGCATACCAAATATCTTTTTTGGTATACCAGTCAGGGTGTTCCTTAGCCAGTTTTATCAAACGTTTTGCGGCTTTCTTGTCTTTCATGATGGGTTTTAAAACCTATCCATTCGTTTACTACATCTTGAGAACTTACAGGATACTGATTCCAAAAGAGCAAAAAGGAACGCATAGCCTGAGTTTCCCCAGTGCGTTCTCGTTCTTTTAAAAGATCTAATAGTTCTATATCAGTATTTATTCGTGTGGTCATATAGTGCATCAAAAAGATTGTCTGCTAAGTCTTCAATATCATCAGTTGCATCTACCTTCTCTTGCTCAAAAAGAAAATCCTTAGGATTCTCCTTCTTCGCCTTAAAAAGGTTATTTGCTTCCTGCGAGATATGCTTTGGTATTGAAATTTCCTGGAGAAACTGTTCCTCCACAGAATCCAATGGCTTTGAGATGTTTTGATCCGAGTTTGTCATAGTAACAATCGAAAATGTTTACTTTACTACCGATTACTATATCGTAATGGTCAGAATAATGCTCTTCCCCTTTCTTCATGTCTAAGTAATGAACTATACATGCATTAGTAGGTAATTTCTTGCTATGGGCAAGACTTGCATCACATGCGGTATGAAGGACAGTCACAGTGTACTTTTCTTTTACCTCTGCTATCTCATCATTACTCTTCCATATCATCCTCTATTACCCCATTCAACTTGAGGGAATGCTTCAGATACAACTGCCTTAGTAATACGATACTTTGCTTGTATGTCCTTATTACAGGCAGCAACTAGGAGATTCGCTTCATCTTCATGAAGTCCTTCTAATAATTGAACAAAGAGTTGCTCTCTCTTCATACCTTTAATATCACTATCTCCACCTTTAAAGAACCTGTATAACCCTTTATACTCATGTGTTAAACGAGTATGCTCAGTGCCAGCAGGAGCATCATTTGGGGTAAATGGTACTTCACCAGGAGGTAGAAGGAATTTTAATGATTCATCAAAATTGATGATTAATATTGCACGTAAAGCATTCTGATTATACTCTTGAAGAAGTTCTACCTTCTCTGCCTTAGTTTTGGCAGAAGAGACCTTCTGGAGTATTTCAGTTATCAGTGCATCGTTTGGTAATTTTCTTGGTGCCATTTCAAATCACTATGTAGTTGTATTATATCATACCTCGTCTTCTTCGTCAACCAAATCCTCAGGATCGGCAAAACGAACAGACAGAAGTTGTTCGTTAACATATGCCCCATTTCCATCTAGGAACTCAGGGTGTAAATTATCTAGTTGTCTCTTATATGTATGCGTGGTTACGGCCTCGTGATATTGCCATCCTATTACTCCTCCTAATATTAGAGTGATAAACATTCCAACTGCTGAAAAGAACAGTATTACACTAGTTTCCATCGAATCCCTCCTTTCGTATGTCTATTCTGATACGAACCATCCGATCTAGTAGGCGAAAGGTTCGATCAATCAAACTTGGTTGTACCCGCCTCCTTCTAGGTAACATTATCTCTGTACCTCTATTTAGAGCGTACTCTTCGAGATTTTTTGTTTTTGTATTGTTCAGCATCACTAAGAATCGTGTATAAGTATTTTCTAATCTTTCTCGCTTCAGATTTAGTCCAATTCGGGTATGCTTCCCGAATTTCAGAATGACCACCTTCTATTAATAGATCAAGGTCTTCTAGTGTTATTCGTATGTTTTTAGCAGTTCCAGTTTCAAGGAAATCTACTACATCTCTTTTCGTTAAGTTGTTATGAATCAGGTAGTCGTACATTTTGAAGGTATGCTTGTGAGCAAACATTGCGTCATCGACAACCTTTTCTATGATGTCAATTAATACGTCTTCTTTTTCCATTTAGACCATATTATGTTCTCGGAGGTATTTAACAGTTTCGGTACATCCACCCATCTTTTGTCCGTTAATCAGAACTTGAGGAAATGTTGCATCACAACCAAACTCTTGCTGAAAGGAAGGTCTGTCAAAATGTTGATCTAACTTATATTCTACAAAATTGAATTTCTGCAATTCTAGTATTTCGAGGATTTTAGTGCAGTATGGACACCCATCCTTTGAATACACAGTAAAGTTCATAACTTCTTAAAAAAGGTATTTAGAAAAAAATTACCCGAATTTTTTTTCCGACTTTTTTTGGACCAAAAAGTCGAATTATATACGGCTAATCTTTACATTCATCCGCTAAAGAACGAGACATAGTGCCACCAATTTCAGCACCTTGATTGCCAGAGAACATGGTTACAAAACCTGCTGCTACCCAACCAACCACAGGTATACTAGCAACGGAAGGAGCAAGAGCAGTACCCACACCACTACCAACAAGCCTACCAGTTTGCTTGCCGCCACCAATTGCTTCGATGCAAGCGACGTTTGCTGTTGATTCGTTGATGTCACTACCCAACTGTTGAAGTTGCTGGTGTGTAAATTCTTCTGTGACCTTGGTTGTGTCATTACCCAACCCAAGAAAGCCACTCTTTCTTTTAAGATCCCGTTCCACACGGAACGTCTTAGGATCATTTGCCCTATAATTTATAGAATACCCATCTTTATTAGCATTTACACTATAAGAAGTATAAGGACCAACAGGAACGTTGACTACAGGGAAGTCAGACTTCCTTGCAACCATTCCTATTAGTCCTATGTGGGATATTCCAATCAGTCCTCCGAGACTAATCCCTATCCATTTATTCATAACGAAATATTACTTAGCAATATTATATATTATTTTCTCAACTTTGTCAATAGTCATCCTGTAATTTTTTGACCCACTCCTGACGACCACAATATCC